ACCCAGCCGAGGCGAGCATCCCAATAAATTTCTCGGTCGAGTTGCCTAATAACATGGCGTTGGTAGGCGGATTACAAGGAGGTCACAGCATCCACGGTGGTTGCAGTGGCGAGAGTGGTTGCGCGGGTCAGAGTGGAGTCCAGCAAGGCGACGAGTGCAGCCTGTCCTGACAGGAGTGCATCCGGCACAATACAGGTTGCCACAGTTTCCTTGGCCTTGGAGATGTTTCCCGATTTTGCTGCGACATCCGCTGCTGTCAACACAGGCGAAAACTGTGCCTGCACTCCAAGAGGAAGTTGCCCGAAGAGGACGAGAGTTGCAGCGCGTCCGGTGTTGTAAATCTCCCGTGCCTTTGCAGTCTTTGCAGAGGCAAGTTTCAACGCGAGTTGCTGTGCGATCTCCGTGTCGAAATCCGTGGGCCACGAACGTTCGCTCCTTGTGTCTGGACCGTGGTTGCGAACGCAGGAAACATTACACCCATGCTCGGTGATGGTTCCGACAACTCTGAACCCAGCCCCCGTTGGTGCGGTATAAGTATCCGTCCTTACGGATTGATTTGGGTCGTCTCCAACCTGAGTGGGGGACACTCGTTGCGGGGTAGAAAGTGCGACTGCGAACGCCGCATCCATTGCTAAGTTGATTGCTGTTAGATTCATAGATTTTATGTGGTGAAAGATTCAAAGTCGAGTCCGTCGCCTGAGTTGTAGAGGGCGGCGATCTCCGCGTCTGTTAATGCCCTGCCCCAAACGGAAGCGGAATCCACCCGCCCCACATAAGGGTCGAGGTTTCCGGAATCTCCCCCGATAGTCACAGGAAGCGCTACCGGGACGGGACCGGAAAAACTCCCCTCTGACGACTGTGCGTCCACAAAGAGTTTGTGTCTCGTCCCGTCATATCGCATGGCAACAAAAACCCACACGCCTTCGGCGGGGGATGGGTAAAGGGCAATCTGCGAGCCATCGAGGAATCCATAGATAGTCGCGCCGAGATTGCTTAAAAAGCAATAGTGTCCTCCAGCCTGCCCCGCGCCGAGAATCAAACCCTGCACGTTGTCTCCCACGCTTTCGACATAATGCCACGCAGCAAGGGTGAATGCCGTCCTGTCATGCAGCGAAAGATCACTGGTCAAATAACTGTCCGGCCCACCAAAGAGTGCCGAGTTTCCGAGTTTTCCCGCGGCGTATCCAACCCCATCAACTGCCTCTACCATCGTATGCCCGTTGCCCGAACTGTCCGCACGGTTCCCGCTAGTTTCGTTGAGTTTCCAGTGTGCGAGGAGTCCCACCAAAAGCGCAGGAGGCTCGCTGTCTGTTTTCCAGAATGAAAACGGGAATGGCATTAGAAGTTTTGGACGACCGATCCGTAGATCGTGTTGCCGATGTTGATGAAGGTGAAAACGTCGGTGTGTGCGCCTACAGTGAGCACAGGAGGAGTCCCGCCGGACCAGAGGATCCATGGCCATGTCGCTGTCCAGTTGTCGCCCGTGTTCGTGACGGCGACGACGATGGTTTTCCCGTCGATGATGTTTGAAAACGTGAAGGTGGTGTTTTCGATCAGCGTGATGGAAAAGACCTCCCCCACGGTCCAGTCAAGGTCATAGGCAGAGAGGGCGACCGTTGTGGTCGGCGTGAGGTAGTCGGTGCCAGCGACTGCTGCCGAGATGGTCGAGCCGTCGGATTTGACGAGGCCGGTGATTGCGAGAACCACGGGATCGGTTTCGGTGGCGATGTAATCGGTGCCAGCGACTGCTGCCGAGATGTTCCCGCTTCCGTCAGATTTTATCAGGCCTGAAATTGCTCCGACAACAGGATCGGTTTCGGTGGCGACGTAGTAGTTGTCAAGGTTTGCTCGAAGGCTTAGCAGGGGATTGTTAATGTCCCATGTGAGTCCTGTGCCGTCGCCTGTGGGCGCGAGGTAGTCGGTTCCGGAGACTGCTGCCGAGATGGTCGAGCCGTCGGATTTGACGAGGCCGGTGATTGCGAGAACCACGGGGTCGGTTTCGGTGGCGACGTAATCGGTGCCAGCGACTGCTGCCGAGATGTTCCCGCTTCCGTCAGATTTTATCAGGCCTGAAATTGCTCCGACAGCAGGATCGGTTTCGGTGGCCACTTCAAGACTCCACACAGCCGCATCTGTCGTGCTGTCTGTGCAAGTGTAGGCATCCCCGTTATCCAGAATCCGCCTCGACCCGACGACATAACCTTTGGTGGCATCGTCCGTTGCTGTTGGCACAGCACTGAAGCCGTATTGTTCAACGCGAATCGTAAACCCGTCCTGCCCCATAACATAGAGTCGCCCCGCCTCCCACTTCAGCTCATAGTCTATGGAGCAGACTTGAGCGATGCCTTTGTTGCCGCCTAAGCCTGCGTCCGTTGTTCCCTCTCTCAGTTTCGATCCGTTGTGGAATATGATGTCGGCACCATCGTCCATCGTGCCGCCAGCGAGGGGCAGTTTGTCAGCTCCTCCAGACAACGCTGTTTGCAGTTGTGAAATGGAACTCATAATTAATCAACTACCTCCGTGTTCGGACCTGTGATGGAAACTAGACACCATACCCCACCAATGACTCTCAGTGTAATGAGGTGCGACTTCCAGATCTCAAGCGTCACAGGAAGTACGGCGCGGACTGCTGCTGGCATTTTAATGCTGGCATCTAAATCTAGCAAGTACGCTCCATTTGCATATTGTATCTCAAAGTACAGCACGGAGGCTGTAGGTGCTGGAGTAGGAGCAATAAGTGTCGTGTCTGTATTTATCCAGCAATACTGGTAATTTCCGTCCGCCAAATCTGGCTGGATGCCCTCGCCAGTTGGGGATGGGATCGCAAACGGGACTGTTAAGGAAAATAAATCAGACGCAGATAATTTCTCATCTTTTGTCGGCCCAGATACAGCAAAGAACTTGCCAGCAAGCGTTGAAGCTGTAGATGCCCAATTGTAAATCCGTTTATTTGCCATAATCGTTATCCTTGTATCGCAACTTCTCCTGAAGTTACACCGTCATCGTAAAGGGTTGCCCCATCTCCACTGCCATCATCAAATAGCATAAATCCAGTAGTGTCAATCCCCTCTTCAATAACTATCAATGCAAGAACAACCAAGATTGGAAGGTCTTGGTAAAATGCAACATAGCTGCTATCTTCTCCCTTCAGTGCCGCAAGAATTCTTGCCAATGCACTCATTTCATCCCATGAATGGAATGATGAATCGCCTGAAATCTGATTATAGATGTCGCTCCAGGCATATGTTTTTGGGAGTGACAGGTAGTCAGGCAATGATTTTTCCGAACCATACGCCACAGCAAGCAATCCATAGATGTGGTCTTTTGGCAGGAGGTAGTAGTCCTCGATTACCCCAAACCCTTGGTATCCTGCCAACCATGCAGACAAGATAACAGCCTTCGGATTGCTTGCGAGTGCCGCTACCTCAGAGTTGAGGTCTGGCGCGGACATCGCCTTACGCTGCTCCCCCCATAATCTGCTTCCCGAAGTTCACAGGCTGCTTTGCTGCATCAGGTTGTTCCATAGGCATCTCGTCCTTGGGTTCACCCTTTGGTTCGGATTTCTTATCCTTCGCATCTTCCTCGTCTGGAAGTTCGATCCCAGCTAGTTTTATTGCGACAAGTTCCATCCCTTGCAACTTGAATGTGACAAGCTCCTCAAACTCTTGACCGTCTTTTGTGTTTTCTGGAACTTCGTATCCTTCAGGTATTTCTATTTTCATAATAATTTCACTCCTCAAAGACTGCGCCTCCGTTTTACGGGAAGCGCAGCTTGTTGAAGGTTGATACTATTCACCATAACCGCTACCCGTGGGGCAAGCGATCAGGTCGTTAGCAAGATTGCAACGAAGGTGCAAGATGTAGTAGCCCCAAGAAGGGACAATGCTCTTGACTGCGCTGCCCATTTTGGCCCTGAAGAAACCGCTGTTTTCATCTGGATTACAGGTACGGTCGTACTTGTTAACCCATTTGAGGTCGCCGGTATAGTTCTGAGGTCCGAAGACCACTTTTGAACCAACTTTGAGGTTTGCATTCGGGACCAGCCATTCCTGCGCTTTAGGAACGAACACGATGGTCGAACCGTACTTCGCGGACTTATAGGCCGAACTGATGATTGCCTTGGTTCCCTTGGTTGCACCAGTGGTGCTGTAAGGGGCGATTTCGACATATCCACCTTCTCCGTCATCGTTAAACCGTTTCGGGAACGGGCGAGAGTGGAACATCAGACCAGCATAGGCTTTCTTTGGCAGCACAACTGCGCCGTTTGGCCCAAGCAGATCGTTAACACGGTCGCTCCAGCGGACGTCCTGACGGAGGTCATCGCTAAGTTTGATGAGGTTCTCGGCACTGGCTCGGTCGGTAAGGACATGGAACACTGGTGCGCCATCATCGGTTACCGCATCACCGTCATCTCCAGCGTTGTCCTCATAGAGGGCTTCGTGGATGCCGCGCAGGATACCCATTGTGAGTGGCGAGGTCGGCTGAGTGGACGGAAATGTCCCACCAGAGGATTCAGGCAGACCAACGGCAGCAACAACTTTGTGTTCTGCCAACTCGAAAAGATCGGCATCGTATCGATTGATCCATTCAACATTGATGTTGTCCTGAATGCCCTTGATATAGGCGTTGACATCGTCTTCTGGGAAAGTTGATGTGCGAACGTCCTCCAGACAGATCCAGTCGCTCTCCAGGGCTTGCACCTTGAGATTAAAGGTCTTCTGGTCGAATGCATATCCGACTTTCTTGACTGGGACTTTGCACCCGTCAACGGACGAACCGTTAGAGATATCCACATCCGTCCAGCCTGAGCCAGTGGCGATGGTGCGCTGTGCGATTGTGTTGGTCACAACCTTGCCCATGTGGTCTGGGAAGGCAGATTTGGAAACGAGCCGCAAAAGCGGATCTTTGTAGAGTCCGAGACGATAAGTGCCTTGGGCAATGCGTCCGGTCTCCCGTTGAAAGTTGTCGTTGATTGCCTCGCATGTGAGGCCCGTAGGTGCTGACATATTGTTAGAATTCTCCTGAGTTAAGTTTGCTGAATTACACTCCAGATGATCCCTTTCGGGCTGGATTGCTACTGTCTCCGCTGCGCTGCGGACTTAGACGCAAATCACTAACTAGGAGGCGTTCTTTCCCTGCACCAACGAGGGGTGGAGACCAATTCCACTTATGTCTAGAAATACTGATTAGACGGTTTCTGAAAACTCGTCAACAACTATTTACGTTTTTTTGATAAATAAAAAAGACCCCTGCCGGATTGAACAGCAGGGACCAGTTTGTAGGGGGTGATTATCGAGCCTGAAGGATGTTTCTCCCGAAGTTGGAAATGCCAAGACGGTTCACCTCTCCTGCATCATCTCCAGTGTCAACGGGCGACCGACCTCCGATGCTTGGGGTTGCCGCCGACATCGCATCTAGTTGGGATTGAAGTTCAGCAATCTTGGCATCGGTGCTTGTCTTTAGTGCATCTATCTGGGCGCGGTAGTGGGTTGCGGCTGACTCGACCAAGGGAAATGCGGCTGCACGGGACAGGATCATCGAGCGAGTCTCGACGTTCAGCGAGTCTAGGTTTGTCTCAACGCTTGCCCTTCTGGCTGAATCAAGGCCATTGTTCCATGCATCCTCACCCTGGATTGGGCGAAGATATGGGTTTCGCTCCTCCATTGCATTCCATGTTTTCTTAACAAACACGTTTTGCATCTGCCGATCATGCTCTGTAAACTCAACTTCTTCGGCGGCTTTCTTGGCTTGTTCCTCTTCAGAGAGTTTACTTGACTGGTTTTCTAGCCGTGTCTTTTCAGGGAGGATCTCATCATGGTATTTGTCTGCCTGTTTGAGAATCGTCTGACGGTCGATGAACCTGAAGCCTTCAGTAAGCTCCTCAATCAACTCACTGCGTTTTTCCTCGTCTGGTTCTGTGATTGCCTCATACAGCTTTACCTGATCGGCATCGTTTGCTGCGGCAATTGTGGTCACCTTTGCGCGGATGTTATCAATTGGTTTTGAGACATTCGCTTTGTATTTCGGGCTTGCCTCAACCTTTACTGCCATCATGGAATACTCAAGATCTGCAAGTGCTAGTTTTTTCTCCTCAAGTTCTGCTTTAAGTTGTTCCTTTTCAGCCCGTTCTGCATTGAGTGCCTCTTCACTGACCGTTCCGTTAGATTCCTTCTCTGATAGAAGTGTAGTAAGGCGTTTGTTCTCAGCCTTGACCTCTGCCCATGATTTCATTGCCTTTGGGCCTTGGTCGCCATCTGGCTTCTCTGAAATTACCTTGAGGTGAGGATTTACTGGAGGTTCGTCTAGAGTGACAGGAGAATTAAGTTCCCGTGCCAGTGGTTCTTTTGAAGCCTTCTTTGGCTTAACTTGTTCTGTAGTCGGATTGGGATCTTCCTTTGGAATTGGCTCTTGTTCTTGATCTGGAACTATTGGGTCAGATGGTGCTGTATCCTGATCTTGGTTGTTGGCTGCGATGAGAAGCTTCCCGATACTTATCTCTTCGGGGAGCACTGGGTTGTCTATTGTGCTTGGCATAAATTATTCCTCACGGGACTCTTTTCCCATAGCTGCCCGTTCATCATCTTCGATATCTTCTGGCGACTTGATATGGGCAAATGGTTCTGGAAGGTCTTGAATAGTAGACTCATCGATAATTCCGAGGTTCTCGATCTCGTTCAAAACCTTTTGAGATCCTTCGTAGAACCCTGCTGTTTTAATGAATACTGATGCTAGGTCTGCGCCAGCAACTAGTGGAGAGTCTCCAGTTTTGGGCTTGACTGCGTCCATGATCGCTTTCAACCCCTTTTGCATGATTGGTTCCGTCCAAAGTGCTTTCCACGCCTTTGCGTCTTCAATGCTCCACATAAATCAAGGTTGTAACGGAGGGTGACCAACAGGGTTTCCTGTGGATTTACTGGCGATAGATGTTTTTGCAACAAGGTCAGCAAGAGCCATTTTCTGTTTTATAGAGTCCATCTCCTGCTGGTGCTTCTCCTGCATATTCTTTCCTTTGATTGTCTCAAGATCGATCTGCTTCTGGAGTCGTGCGAGTTCAGCTTGTTGCTTTGGATCTCCCTGCTGCGGTTGTACCTGACCTTGTCCGCCTCCTTGTCCGCCTCCTTGTTCGCCTCCCTGCTCCATCTGCTTCTTCTGTGCCATCATCCTATTGATGACCTGTTGCTGAAGTTCAAGGATGTATGCGCTGGATTCCTGGAGCATCTTCCGCATCTCATTGACCTCGCGTACACGGACTGCGTTAGTGGAAAGCGCATCGACATGGGCTGTTGTGTGCTCAAGCGTTGGTCCAAGAACTTTCATTGCATCCTCATCAGAAACTTGCTGTTGGCGATGGGCATCAATTTGCTCGTCCATGAGAGGTTTGTGAGCCTCGATGTGGGACATGTGGTTCTGCTCGCCAGTGATTACTGGCATCCGGCCTTGGCGAAGCACATCATTCTCAAGGTTTGCAATGTCGAAATCAACGAGTTTTCTGCTACCTGCCTTTGGAACAAACAGAGAGACCTTCTGGTATCCAACTCCCTTGATACCGGCCACAGCAGCCCGTAATGCTTCAGATTTTCCCTTCTCGTCAAACCCGCTTGAGAGTTTGATCAACTGTTCGGTAGCCATCTCACCCATAACTGGGTCTCCATTTCCGATGGCGCGTGAAGCAATGACGCGATGAAACTTGCGAACCTTGTCGAGAGACACCCCTCGTTTGATGCATCTGCGCCGAAATTGCATCGCGAGTTCTCCCCCCTTGTCACGCTGTGTTAAATTTGGGGAGAGAATCCTGCGGAACTGTTCAGTTAAAAGCTTGTCCAGAGGGGTATAGAACAAGTTCATCGCGGCTGTGCTTAAAGTGTTCTCATTCCGAGCCTTCTGCTGGGCTTCAGTAGCCGAGATAGCCTTTCCTTCGGTGGCTAGGTTGCGAGTTCGAAAGCTGCCTGTGTTCTCCTGAAGTATCCTAGAAAGCTGCTGGTATACTGGAAGTGTCTGGCTGGAGGTGTTCGGAGTTAGGTTAAGGGGGGTTAACCCTGCTGGTATAAATGAATATGGACCTACTTCGATGTGCCGAAAGTTTTGGATCGTCTTGGCATCTCCTTGAAGCTGGACAAGCCCAGATGTAAGCGCAGATTGCGCTGCACTTGAGATGATCCGATTTGATATCTGGATAGAGGAATACATCTCGTATTTCAAACCGCGAATCGAATGGAATGTTCCCTCGCCAACACCATATGTGAACATGGTGAAACACTGGTTCACATGACCGTACTTACTCGGACGTTCGTATAGAAACTTCTGATTGTCCTGTGAAGCTATTAATTGGGTGTAATTCCCATCATATTCCTTGTTGTAAGAAATAATCAGGCGAACGCGATTATATGAGACCTCACCTGCATATAGATCGTTCTCCTTAACCTCTTTCTCAAAGTCCTCCCAATGGCTTGTGAAGTTGTTCCATTTGTAACTCTGACTGGATGCTCTCCAAATCGCCTCTTTGACAGCTTCCACATTCCATCCAATCTTTTTTGCAGCCGATGGATTTCTGATACATGCATGAAGGTCTGATACTGACATCGTCCGGTTGCAAATCGCCATCCCAACCGACTCGTCTCCAACCTTTGTGTCACGCGCAATCTTAAAATCATTTAGACCAACTGGTTCCCATAAAATCGTTCTTTCGTCAGGCCAGATAGCAACGCCGATGCCATCACCAACAAATTCACGGGCTAGCAGTTGAATATTAGTGTGAAAATCCGGCCATTCCTTGAGCAGTCGATCAAACTCGTCGGATACAATCTCCTGATCTTCCATGTCATCATCGTCATCAAGGATGACATTCGGGAGTCGCGGGACTGAGTTAATCAGTTCAATGTAAGGGGCAAGAGCCGCCTTCATCATCGCGTTTGCCTCGCCAAAGTTAGTGTTGATTATGTGGGACAACCCCTTTTCTCTCAACTCTTTATCAAGCCAAGGAGGTTCGCCATCAACGAGTGCCTGTTGCCTCGCACGGGCAGATGATGCAATCCGATCATGTTCCGCATACCTTTGGGCGATGCCAATCAACTTGCTAGGCGAAGTGATTTTTCGCTTTGGTGCAATTCCTTTTTCTGAAAGCGTTTCCGCATCTGGGTCAATGGATGCCATGAATTCTGAAGACTTTTTACCAAATATTCGTAAGTGTCAAGTTCTCTTTTAATTCCTTGAACGCTTCTGCTTCCCTGTCCCTCCTCTGGTCGATTGCTTCTCCCCCTGCAATTGCGCCAAAGACCTTGCGAATTACATGCAATCCGATTGTCCATGAGTCGAATAAATCGGGAGATTTTCCTATCCGCTTCTTTACTTCCTTTTTCGTCTCCACGATGATCTTGCGCTGCCGTCTATCTTTTTTCCTGCTGACCATTTCCTGCGCCAGTTCTGGCGAGATCCCCCTGATCTGGTCGCTCTCAAGGAAGTACCGTCCGACGAAACACAGTTCACTCGATGCGTTGTGGAATAGATCCTTTCCTACGAGCGGCTTGTCGGTCGCCTCGTCCCGCATGAAGTATTCAGCTGATACCTGAAGTTCTGAGGCAGAACCAGCAAAGGATACAGCTTGCCATCCTCGCAATGCCCCCCTCTCACCGATTGACCAGAAAATCCCACCAGCAGATGCGTCTACCCCAATATGTTCGTTATCAACTCCGAGATCTTTAGCAATTGCTGTAACTTGCTCAATCATGTCGTACTGGAAATCATCCTCTGATCCAGCCCTGCGGTTGAGGATATACTGCTTGACCATGCCAATCCCAAATAGCCCATTGGTCATTCTTCCCCACCGAAGATGCGTTACGACGAACCTGTCACCACCCTCACTATAGGCAGGATCAACTCCAAGAACATTGGTGAACGCTCCATCGTCTACCCAGTATACAGGATCTGTCCCTCTATGCTTCTTGATCAAGAGTTCTGTAAATATAAACGAGTCGTCCACATCTGACGGTGGCCACATTCCACGAAACTTCCTCCAATATTGAGGATTTAGTGCGCCTAGTGATTCTTTCGCTAACTTCACTTCATCTGGCTTTGGAAGGTATGGGTATTTAATGTTTCCAGTCTTCTCAAACAGGTCATTGTTTGGACTCTTCTCTGAGTCGAACCGTAGGCAGACTCCAGCGATACCGGCTACCTTGATCTTCCAGGCAGATGAGTTTTCATCTACTGACATCCACCCCTTGATTGGAGTGTTAAATGTTCCCATCGGATCATATATCGATGACGGATTTCCACCTGCTGCAAGGAACAGTTCCTCTGCTCCCTTGAACCCCCAAACCGCTTCATCAAAGACCGTCTTGGAACAGTCCTGCGCCTCGTCGCATAAAATGAAGATTCGCTTGTTTTTTCTGCCTTGTAGCCTCTTTTGGGCATCGTCTTTGAACTCGTCACCAGCAGCAATTAGCATGATTGACGATGCATCTGACACGCCGATCTCTGGGTTGATCCTCGCCCCCTCCTCGTCGTCCATCTTGATAATATCTATGGATTCAATCAGACGACCTACTGCAAGGTTCCTGCGACTCGCCTCCCGATAAAGCTTTACGACATGCGCCCAAATTCGCTGCTTTGCATCCATCTTGCTGGTGGACATGATGATCACCATTGTGTTGATTGGGTCAACAAAGTAGTTCACCAACCCCCATGTCGCCATGCTATAGCTCTTTCCTGAGTCGGTCCCACCAGCAAGACCTACCGTATTTCTTAAAAACTGCTTCCCCTCGATCTCATTGATGGAGTATCGGCAGAATGCCTGTGCGGTAAGTTGCGCCCATTCATGCCAGTCGTAATTCGGCCAGATCGCCGTAACAACATTCTTGTAGTGGACTGCCTTTCCAAGTCCTCCTTCCTCCACGGTCAGTCCGAGTCGGAATGCCTCCATCTCGATCTGGAGGTCGGTTATCTCACTTCCTTTTGGAGGAGTCCAGATACGACCGTATTTTTCAATACCTTGACTTGTCATGCGCGGGGATTCACTGTACTATCTTTCCCGATGACCGAGGAATTGTCAAAGCCAAAGCGTAAGGATCTCGACAAGAACGATCCGCTACGATCCAACCCAGAGCGCAGACGGTTGAACATCGAAGCTTTTACTATGTACTGCCGTGGGATGCAGCCAATGGATATCGCGGAACAGCTTGGCATCCAGAAGAACCAGATCTCGTTCTGGGTCACCGCTCAGAAGTGGACGAAATGCAGAGCAAGACTCGCACTTGGAGACAAGCCTAGCGGAGAACCGTGGAACATGGATGGTGTGCCGGATACCCTTGAATTAGCGGTCGAGTTAATGGAAGTCCAGTCAAAGGCGATCAAGTGGCTCAACACCAGGACGATTGCAAAGGCAGCAGAGTTTGCCAACGACTTTACCCCAGAGGAGGCGTTCAAGAACATCAAGTTGATCAAGGCACTGACCGAGGCGAACAAGAATGTCTTCGGTGAGGTCAACGGCCCATTTGGTGGAATACATGTCACCATCGGTCAGGTCATCCACTCGATTAAGATCCCTGAAGAGAAGAAGGCTTTCGGAGTAACATTGGAGCTTGAGGAATAAAATTATGGACCCATCAATATACAACAAGCAACTGCCAGTTCAGTTCCCTGAGCGAACTCCATTTCCGAAAAACGCATACGGTTATCCCATCACGTCCAGCCAAGATGCCGGTGTGGATGACTACTTCAAAAAGAACCAGCACGTTGCCGGTATGGCGTGGGGTGGCGGAGAGAACGGAACTGATCCTGCGTCTCCACGGACCATCGTGGTGAACCCATACAACCCAAACATGGGAGATCCTGTGAAACGTGATGGATTATTGAAGGTTGAGGCAGCACGGCATATCATGGGGCAGGAGAAGATTTCTCCTTCCTTTGGCATCACGCCGAAACAACAGGAATGGAGAAAAGGACTCGGAGCTTACGCGACTGACGACAACGCATTCAAACAGAGCATCATTTCCAGACTGATCGTTGGAGACGAGGTTCCTGACGCCACGAAGGAACAGAAGAAGGCGGCGGATGATTTTCATGGCAAATACTTCTCGAAGGACAGTCAGTGGAATCCAAATCCACAAGACCTTCGTGCGGACGGCTCGCAGAAAGGAACCGGATTCCTCGGTGTTCTGAAACGTCCTGACGGTGATGTTTCTACGGAACTTTCTATGGGATTCGATTGGGGACAAGGCGAGAAGGAAATCCCCACCCTTGTTCCTACGCTGAACAAGAAAGAAGTGGATTACCTTCTGTCAACGCCTCCTGATAAGTTACATGAGAACAAGGAGATGTTCCAGAGCATCGCCACAAAGGCAGTCGATCACGCCAAGCAACGCATCAAGGACGGCAAGCCAGTGTTCGCCCTGCCGGACGAGGCACCAAAGAAATGACCCCAATGTTCTGCCTGAGTCGGAAGAACACAGTTCCTCCACAGGGGTTTTGGTGTGAATGTCCACTTGATCCAGAAGTCATCGTCGGAGGAGATTATGACGACCTCATTTCCCGCTGTGCCAAGCACCTTGAATCGGTAGGAATTGTTCCGCCAGTCAACCTGGCCCTCCTTGTGCAGGATTCCCTTTGCAGGAGACTCGCTGGCTATGAAGGGTGTATCCCGTGCAGCCAAGTCAAGCAAACCATCGGGTTCATGGAGATCGTGCGTTGGGTTCATGCCATGTGGGCATTTGCAACGAACAGCGGCTTCCAATGTGTCGAGCAGGAAGAGGCTGAACGAAGGGCAGAGATCTGCGCTGCATGTCCGAACCAGATTAGCACTTCAGGGTGCTGGGGATGCAAAGGCATTGCAGGTTTACTTCCAGCAATTGCCGGTGCAAGGAAGACTTCTAGAGATTCCCAATTAAAAGCTTGTGGTGTCTGCGGTTGCTTCAATCAAGTCTCTGTACACATTCCCATTGATGTGCAGGGTAGCGAAGGACTCAACTTCCCTGATTGGTGTTGGAAGAATCCGAACTCCCAGTAAAGCGAACCTATTGGTCGCTCATCTCGATGTAATGCTTGATTGCCTCGTATGCGTCGATCAAGCGGTCGAAGATCTGAATGGCCGTTTTGTTTGTCATTTGTTTAAGATCCCGGTTACTTTTTCGATGTCGGCAATGCAGTCGATTATCGCGTCACGGCATCCACGCAGATTCTCATGTTCCTCGGAATCCGCCATGATTCCCATATCTGAATCCGTTTCCTCGATCATGTCGGACAGGTCTTTGACCCGCCTCTTCCATCCCGCCAGCGTTGTATTGAGGACCGCCGTGAGTGCGTGCCGCAAAGCCTCAACGGAAGAAATAGCCGAACAAGGCGATGGA